GGACGAAGGAGGCTTGTTCATTGCTGTCCTGTTCCTTGCCTTCGTGTTCGCCGTTCTCTGGCCGCGGCCTGCGCCACACTACCTTGTCATCCCGGTGGAGTGCGTGGAGCAGAGCGGGATCGGCTGCCTGGGGGTGCTGCTCATCGTGGGGCTGGCGGTCGCGGTGGTGGTGTCGCTGCAAGCGGTTCTGGGGCAGTAGCGCGGAAATAGCGCGGATTGTTGAGGGAAACGCGGATGGGCCGCAAGCCAAGCATCAGTCCCGAACAAGGCGCGCGGCTTCTGGAAGCCTACGGTCGCCTGGGCAACAAAAGCGCGGCAGCCCGCGAAATCGGGGTATCTGAGGACGCCGCTGCGCGCTATCTCGCCGAAACGCCCAAGGCGGCAACGCCTACCCTCGCATCACAACGCGAGATCATTGAAACGGCGGGCGCCAGTCTCTGGGATACGCGGGGCGCGCTCGACGAAAGTTATCGCCGCATCCTGAAGCTGGCCGACCAACTTAAGGAGGGGGTCGTGCTGGTCAATGGCGAGTGGCAGACAACGGTCTCGCCAGCTGTCTACGTCCAGGCCATCAAGGAGATCCGGGAGCACATCAAAACCAGCATGGAACTGGGCAAGCTCCTGATCGACATCGACGAGGTGCGGAAGTTCCAGCAGACGGTGCTAGCGGTGATTGGCGACGTTGACAATGAAACGAAGCAGCGCATCATCGCACGGCTCCGCGAGCAGCACGCTCTGGGACTCGTTCTTAGCAGAGCTTGACGAACTGGCCCCGGCCAGTAGCACAGTAAAACACCCCGGCACCGCCGAAGCGCACGCGTTCGAAGCGCGGGGTTGGCAGGCGTGGCTCCATGGACTCTTTGGTAGCTATGTCACCGCTGGATTCGCGGATCGGCACATCGCTTTCTGGGAGTGGATCTGGACGATGGAGCGCGGCGTGCGCCCGTCGCCGTTCATCGGCATCTGGCCGCGCGGTGGCGGCAAGTCGACCAGCGCGGAACTGGGAACCGTCAGTATTGGTGCTAGGGGCGTCAGATCCTACGTGCTCTATATCTGCGAGACGCAGGATCAGGCCGACGAGCACGTCGGTAACGTCGCCGGCATGCTGGAGAGCCCGCAGATCGAGCGATACTATCCCGCGCTGGCGTCGCGACGAGTCGGGAAGTACGGCTCATCCAAGGGCTGGCGGCGTGAGCAGCTCCGCACCGCATCGGGGTTCAATGTCGCAGGCATCGGGCTCGATGTCGCCCGCCGCGGTGCGAAACTCGACGAGTATCGGCCTGACTGCATCGTCATTGACGATGTAGACGACGTGACCGATACGCCAAGCGCGACCGAAAAGAAGATCGCGACCTTGACCAAGTCACTCCTCCCGGCCGGCTCGGTCGATTGTGCAGTACTGGGAATGGAAAATCTCATCCACGCCAACAGCATTTTTAGCCAGTTCGCGGATGGGCGCGCGGACTTTCTGACCGACCGGATCGTCTCGGGTCCGTTCAAGGCCGTTGAGGGGCTGATGTACACACTCACGGACGGGCAACCGACCATCACTCACGGCACGCCAACTTGGCAAGGCCAGGATCTCAGACGCTGTGAGGAGCAGATGCGGACCTGGGGGGTCAGCGCCTTTCTCTCGGAAAGCCAACAGGAAGTCGGTACCGAGGGCCAGTTCTTTACCACGTGGAATCCCCTCCGCCACACCTGCGCACCGCGCGCCGTCGATCGCGGCTGGGTGCTCTGGGGCAGTCTCGACCACGGCTACGCGCATCCGACCGCCTTCTATGTGCATGCCGAGACTGGCGACGGGCGCATCGAAACAATTGCCGAGCATGTGCTCTCCCGCGCACTGGTCGCCGAGCACGCTGAAGCCATTCATGCGTTGCTGAGCGGCCTTGGTCTCACCATCCGCCATCTGCGCAACATCGCCGCCGGCAGTGATGTGTTCGCCCAGAAGGGCGACAAGGACGGGCACACGATCGCGGACCAGTACGCCGCGCACGGCATCGTGCTGAGCGAGGCAAACACGGAGCGGGTGAACGGCGCGGCGGAGATGCGGAGGCGGTTAGGCGACGAGGCGAAGGGCATCGGGGCGACGTGGGTGATCTGGCAGACGTGTGTACGCCTGATAGTTTGTATCCCGAAGCTGATCGCCGATCCAAAACGCCCGGAAGATGTACTCAAGGTGGGCGCGAACAAGCACGGCGGGGACGACGAATACGACAGCGCCCGTTACGGCCTGATGGAGAAGCGCCCGCGCCCGCTCATCATCGCACCGTCGGGCACGACCCGCCGCAGCACCTGGGGATAGCCAAATGACCCGAGCCGACCTCACCGCGATTGGCAGCACCGGCCTCACGCACTTTGACGGGCGCGTGTACGAGGAATACCTCCGCGAGCTGCAAGGCGATCGCTGGCGGCGCACGCTCCGTGAGATGATCGATCAGGACCCGGTCATCGGCGCGGTGCTGTTCGCCGTCGAAATGCTCATCCGCCAGGTCGCATGGGAGGTTCACGCCGGCGCCGACGATAGCGCCAGCCAGGAGGCCGCGGCGCTTGTGCGGAGTGCGCTCCACGACATGGAGACGACCTGGCCGGACACGCTGAGCGAAATCCTCTCCTTTCTCCCGTGGGGCTGGTCGTACTTTGAAATCCTCTACAAGACGCGGAACGGCGAGAGCACTGACCCGACCCAGCACAGCACCGCGACGGACGGGCGGATTGGCTGGCGCGGCTGGAGCATTCGCAGTCAGGACACGCTCGACGGCTGGGACTTCGACGACCACGGCACGGTGCGCGGCCTCTACCAGATCGCCCCGCCGCGCTACGTCCGCACCCTGGTCCCGTCCGAAAAGGCGCTGCACTTCCGCACGACCTCACGCAAGGGCAACCCAGAGGGACGCAGCATTTTGCGGAACGCCTACCGGCCCTGGTACTTCAAAAAGCACATCGAGGGGATCGAGGGCATTGGGATCGAGCGCGACCTCGCCGGCCTGCCCGTCGCATGGGTGCCCGAACAACTCCTTGCCGTCGATCGAACCGCCGACGAGGCCGCCGTATACGAGGCCATCAGGCAGATCGTAACGAACATCCGCCGCGACGAGCAGGAAGGCATCATCTTCCCGCTGGCCTACGACGGGAGCGGCAACAAAGTCTACGACCTCACACTGCTCAGCAGCGGTGGCGGTCGCCAGTTCAACACTGACCGGATCGTGCAGCGCTACGACGCCAAGATCGCAATGACGGTCATGGCCGACTTCCTCCTGCTCGGTCACGAAAAGGTCGGCAGTTTCGCGCTCGCCTCATCCAAGACCGATCTATTCTCCGTCGCGCTGGGCGCCTGGCTCGATACGATCTGCGCGGTCATTAACAGTCAGGCGATCCCGCGCCTCGTGCGGCTGAACGGGATGCAGAGGGGCGCACTACCCGTCCTCACGCATAGCGATGTGGAGACGGTGGACCTCGCGGAACTCGGCGCTTACATTAGCGCACTGACCGGCGCCGGCATGACGCTCTTCCCGAACGAGGCGCTGGAGACCCACCTCCTCAAGCAGGCCGGGCTGCCAGTGGTGGACACACAGAAGGACCCATAGACACAGCGGCGGCGGGGCGAGATGACCCGCCCCTCCGGGCACCGCGCCGGCGCTTCTATCCGCTGCCGCCTTCCCCGGAGTGCGAGAAGTAGCGAGTGGTGGAGCACTCCCGTAACGAACGCTACTCAGGCCGGGGCAGGACCGGCCCGCTGTGACCAACTAACTGCGAGGGGCATGCCGGTCGGAACGGCTACAAAACCACAATACCGGACACGGCCGCTGGTACGCCCGGAAGGAGTGCAAATCTCCCTCCTCGCTCCAATCGCTCAAGCACAAGGAACACCCGATGCGCGCACTGCACGTCTTTGAAGCCGCTGTCAATACCCCATGGGCCATTACCGAGGGAGCGCTCCAGACGATTCTGGAGATCGCCGCCGGCGAGATGGTCGACCTCGAAAATGTCGCGCGCTGGAAGGGCCAGGGGAGTGAGGCGGTTGAGGCGCAGCTCGGGCAGCCGCTCGACGACACGCGCACCGTCACCGTCCGCGACGGCGTGGCGACCATCCCGGTCCAGGGCCCGATCGTGCGCTACGCCGACTTTTTTAGCGAGATGAGCGGCGCGACCTCCATCGACACGCTCGCGCGGGATTTTAGCCGCGCGCTCAGTGACCCGACCGTCCACGCCATCGTGCTGCTCGTCGATAGCCCCGGCGGCGCGGTCAACGGCGTGAACGAGTTCTCTGAGATGGTCTATCAGGCGCGGGAAACAAAGCCGATCGTCGCCTACGTCGCGCACATGGGCGCGAGCGCGGCCTACTGGATCGCCAGCGCATGTAGTGAGATCGTCTGTGACGCGACGGCCAGTCTGGGCAGCATCGGCGTCGTGATGGCGCTCCGCGACCCGTCCAAGCAGAGCGTGCGCGATCTGGAATTTGTCAGCTCGCAATCCCCGAACAAACGCCCGAATGTCGCGACTGAGCGCGGGCGGGCACAGATCCAGAGCCAGGTCGACAGCCTGGCCACCGTCTTTGTTGAGACCGTCGCGCGCAATCGCGGCGTCAGTAGCGAGACCGTGCTGTCCGAGTTTGGGCAGGGCGGGGTGCTGATCGGGCGTGAAGCGGTCCAGGCGGGACTGGCGGACCGGCTCGGCTCCTATGAGTCGGTCGTGGCCGAATTGAAAGACCAAAAGCCCGGCAGCATGCCGGGGATGCGCCCGCTGGGGGCAGCACACACACAGGAGGGGCCTGCAATGGGATTTTGGGATGGCTTTTTTAGGGCCGCGAAAGCGGAAGGAATCATCACCGCCGAGGATCTGGCGCCACAGCCAGCAGCGATCGCGCCAGTGAGCGTGACTGCTGAACTGGTTGTGAGCGAGCCGAACGCCGAGCAGGTCGCGCAGGTCGCGAAGCTTCAGGCCGATGTGGCCGCGCTCCAGCAGGAGAAGGCGCAGATGGAACAGGTCGCTCGCACGAGTCGCTTTCAGGCGCTGATTGCGGGCGGCAAGGACGCACCGGCCTGGATCGGCGACGCCGCGCAGCACCTGGCGGTGCTGACGGCACTGGCCGACAGTCAGGGCGAAGACGGCACCGCATTCACGGCCTACGTCGCGCAGCAGCGCGCCGTCGCTACGCAGATCCGTTCGGGCAAACTGTTCGAGGAGATCGGCAGCGACGCGCCGGGCGGCGGCGCGTCCGCATGGGAGCGGATCACGGCCAAGGCGCAGGCGCTGGCCGCGAGTGAGCAGATCACCTTCGAGCAGGCAGTTGCGCGCGTCGCGCAGCAGGACTCCGCACTCTACGCGGCCTATCAGGCCGAGCAGCGGGCGCGCTAAGCTACAACCACAGGCGTCGCGCGTCCAGTCGCTACCCCAAACACAGTAAGGAAAGGACATTCTCATGGCCTTCGAAGGACCCCAGATCAAAGTCCCCGGCCTGAGTGCCAGCGCGGATCTCAGCGCCAAGCAGTACTACTTCGTCAAGATGAGCGGCAACCGGACCGTTACGGTCTGCAACGGCGCGACCGACAAGCCCGTCGGCGTCCTGCAGAACAAGCCCACGAGCGGCCAGGCCGCCGAGGTCTGCGCGATCGGCGTGACCAAGGTGTCGGGCGACGCCGATCTCGGCTACGGCGACC